TTAATACATTAAGAGAAGTTAATAAAACTGTACAAGCTGAAGGTTGGACTTTCAACATTGAACGTCACTATAAACTGACAGCGGATGCTGTTACATTTAAAATTGAATATCCATCTAATGCTTTATCTATAGATACATATAAGTATCAACATTATGATGATTTCAATCCTGTAAGACGTGGTGGTTTCTTATACGACAGGAATGAACATACATATGAGTGGAAAGATGGAGACGATCCACGTGAATTAACATGTGATATTATATGGTACTGGGAATTCAGTGATGTACCACCTGCTATACAAGCTTATATGACTGCTAAGGCATCAAGACTATGTGCTGTTAGAATGGTAGGTGATCAAGCTATATACGCATTATTACAAGAGAATGAATTAAATACTAAGGCTGCTGCTTTAGAATACGAAACCGCACAAGGTGACTATTCAATCTTTGGATGGAAAGATGCCGAAAATTATCATAATAGCTACCAGCCATTTGCTGCATTACAACGATGAGTACAATTTCACAACATATTCCAAATTTTTTAAATGGAATATCACAACAACCGGATAAGAAGAAAGTACCCACTCAACTTAAAGATGCTATAAACACATACCCTGACTATGCTTTAGGTATGTTAAAGAGACCAGGTGGTAAATTTGTAAGTAATTTATACGATGCTGAAGATATAAACACTACTGTAGGTGCATTGACACATAATGGTGTAGGTGATGCAAGTCGTACTGTAGGAAGATACTCATCAGTAGCTGCTACAGGCGGCTCAGGTTCTGGATCTAAATGGCACGTACATGTTTTAGCTAATGGAGAAGTTACAACTTTCACACACAACGGTATTACAGATAGTAGCAGAACAGCGGGTACACATTATGTCGCTAACGCAGGTGGTAGCGCTTCTGGTACAGGAGCTGACTTCGAAGTTGTAGTAGACTCAGCTGGAAAACCTACTGTTAAATTAGATACTAGAAATGGTAAAACAGGTGGGGCAGGTTATGCTGTAGGTGAAACTATTAGTATAGCTGACTCTTCACTTGGAAGTGGTGGTGGTGCTGCAGTTGTTTTAACTGTAGTTACTAAACACACCTTTGCAACTACTGCTGATAGTTTAAGTATCAGTGCAGCAAATGTTGGTAAAGGTTATGTCGTAGGTGACACATTAACCATTGCTGATTCTGTTTTAGGTAGTGGAGGAGGTGCTGCGATAACACTTACTGTTACTAAAACTGAAGCTTATGGTAAATGGTTCTCTATACTAAGAGATGAAGCTGAGAAATATGTAGGAGAATTTGCAAGTAATACTTTTAAAATCTGGAGTTTAACAGACGGAAGCCCACGTGTTGTTGATATGGGAGATGACAGTGGTGGTCCTGGTAAGGATAATGTAGCATACACTAATTTAAAAACAGATTTAGATACTTATAATGCTGCAGTAACTGATACTAATATAAAAGCATCTACCTTAAATACTAAACAAGCAATATTTGCTGAAACAAATGACGGTCAGGCTGTAACCCGTGCAGTTTATTGGGAGACACAATTTGATTATGATCCTTTGAAAGGTACTGTTAAAGAAGAAATAAAATCTGGTATATATAAATCAGGTGTTAACAATACTTGGACTGTACTTAAATGGAACTCTGGTACCTCAGTAGCAGATGTTAAGAGTATGTCTGATGGTGCTATCTCAGGACCAGTTCTTACATTAGAACGTGTCAGTGGTGGTACAGGGTATAGTGCAACTACAGCAGCTACAACTTCAAGTGGTGACGGTACTGGCTTAACAGTAACCTACACCGTAACAGGTGGTGTTATAGATCAATTAACTGTAATCGCAACTGCAGGAGGTACAACTGCTACAACTGGATATAAGATTGATGAAGTAATAACAGTGTCAGGTGGTGGAGGTAATGCTACATTTAAAGTCATAGCACTAACTTATAAAGCAGGGTTAGAGATGACAAACGAACATCCTACCGTTGCATCTGAAGGGAAGAGAGTATATGAATTAATAGAAACTACAGTAGCAGCTAATTCAGCAGCTGAGTTAACAACAGCTACTAACAATATGAACACAGCGCAGACAGCATATAACAGTGCTGTGTCTGCTGAAGCAACTGCTTTAGGTTCAGGTTCAGGTGGTTATATTCAAGATTTAAATACATGTGCTATTGCTAGTATTCCTCATCAAGGTTACTTACGAGGTGCATCTGCAGATGATATAGAATTACTCACACTAAATGATTACACTTATGTTTTAAATAAAGCAAGAACAGTTGCTACTACATCTGATTATGTAGATTCTTTAGGAACTGACGCTTTCATTGTTCTCTATGTAGGTGCTTATAATTCTAAATACGAAGTAATATTAAATGGTGTGACTATTAGTTATACATCAGTACAAGACGCTTCAGCAGGTGACGCTGATATTCCTACAATAGTTGCAAACTTAGTAACTAATATAAATGGAGCTGGAGGTGCGGCTGCAAGTTGTGTTGCTACTGCTGTTGGTGGTGGTATACATGTAACACTAGTAACATCTATTAAGGTTTCAGGTGGTCCATCAGATAGTGCTATATATGCATTTACAGATAAAGCATCAGATATAAGTAGCTTACCTGCACAATGTCAGAATGGGTTTAAGATTAAAATAATTAATAGTGAGAGTGTTCTTGCTGATGATATGTGGGTTAAGTTTGTAACATCAAACGATGCTACTGCCGGACCTGGTGCATGGGAAGAAACTAACGCACCTGATCTTAAATATAAGTTAGATCCATTAACTATGCCCCACGTACTTACACGTGAATCAGATGGAACATTTCATTTTAGACCAATTGCTTGGGAGAATAGAGACGTAGGAGATGATCTTACTAATCCTATGCCTTCATTTGTAGGGTCTACTATTAGAAATATGTTCTTCTTTAGAAACCGTTTTGGATTCTTAAGTGGTGGTAATGTTATACTTAGTAAAGCAGGATCCTTCTATGATTTCTTTGCTAATTCTGCACAGATTGCAGTAGCAGATGATCCTATTGATATATCAGCATCCTCAACTAAACCTGTATTCCTGAACTATGTTAGGACAACAAGTGCTGGTTTAGTTCTGTTTAGTGAAAATGAACAATTCCTATTATCAACTGATTCAGACATACTAAGTCCTGATACAGCAAAAGTAAATACATTATCTGCTTACGAATGTGACACGAATGTACCTGCCGTAGATCTAGGATCTTCATTAGCGTTTATATCTAAGACTCCTTTGTGGAGTAGATTATTTGAAATAGCTAATATTAGTACAACTGATCCTCCAAGTACATTTAATACAACAGGTATTGTACCTGAATTTGTACCTTCTACTATTGATAATGTAACTGCCTCATCTGGTATGAGTATGATTTCACTTGGTAATACAGGTACTAGTACTCTATATCAATACCGTTTCCTTCAAAATGTGGAGGGAAGAAAAGCTTCTACATGGTATAAATGGGATTTAACAGGTACATTAGTTGATCAATTCTTTGATACTAGTACATTCTATGCAGTGATATCTGATGGTACTAATGTATCAGTTAACTCTATTGACCTTAGACAAGCTAGTGATAATGGTTTCTTAACTTTAACTACAGGTGAAAAGACTGATGTATGTATGGACATGTACGCAACTAATCCATATAGAATATATCCTTCAACTGGTGTCTTAGATGTAACCAGAGTCTACTTACCATTTACACATCATACAGGTAAGACATTAGCTGTTGTAGCGTTAGGTGGTTATATTGGTGGTACTATTGGTGCTACTGAAGCATCAGTTGGTGCTATATTATACCCTACAGTTGCAGGTTCAGCACCTAATCAGTATGTAGATATTGACGGTGATTACAGAGGTAAGAACCTAATTATGGGATACATATATACAATGACGATTGACCTTCCTAAACTATATGTAAACAGTAATGCTGGTGGACAATCTAAAAATGATTATACATCAGATC